GATCTTCTTCTACCAGTTCCGCTTCCGCGTCTTCCACAGTTGTCGATTCAACGCGGTGGAAAGTCATGCAAAGCGCGTCTGTCTCGGCAAACACGGCACGCTTAGTGCCAGGCTTACTGCACAACAGCTTCGGCCCCGTAATATGCTGCACACCGTCGTCCGTCGTAATCGCCACGGTGCCTGACACGATAAGGTAGAAATGCTCTTTCTTGTGAACCTTGCCGACCACCAAAACGCCAGCCTCACGAAACACCTCCCGGCAGTACATGCCGCCGTGAAACGTGTGTTTTGTTATCGGCTCGTATTGCGGCATCTTGGACAGCTCCATCTGCAGAGCCTCCACTTTTTGCCGCATAACTTCTGGCGCCACAAGTTGCGTCATACCACCACCCATCGAGAGCCTGAAGATACCGTAATCGTCACGCCGCTGGCGATCGTAATTGTGCCTGCCGACATGGCCGAATACCCCGTCGGCACGGTGTAGCTGGCGTCCACAGACAGCTTATTGAGAAAGAAGCCACTTTCCGAAATAAATCGTTCCGATGTTAATTCACCGGTGCTTGGTTTGTACAGTAAATTCGGGTCGCTGGTGTAGATCGTCGACATGGCGCCCGACGTGGCCGACGCAAACGTCGGGTACAGGTTTGTTGCCGTGCTGGTATCGTTACTGATCGTCAGACCAGAACCGGACGCCGGGGCCCATTTGATGCCCGTCGCTTGCGTGGAGTCGGCCGTTAGAACATAGTTATTCGCCCCAACGGCTTGCCGGACGTTGTCGGTACCATCCGACACGATCAGGTCGCCCTTGGTTGTCGTCGGCGACAGGGCGTCAAAAGCCGCAGTTTGGGTCGTCTGGCCGGTACCGCCGTTGGCAATTGCCACCGTGCCGGTGACGTTAGCTGCGTTACCGCTAATGTTGCCTGTGATCTTGCTGCCAGCCAGCGAGGTAATCCAAGTCGGGTCGGCATAACTGCCGGTTGTGTACACGCCATTCGTCACCGTCGCCGCGTTGCCGCTGGTGTCGACGTTAATGGTCGCTGGTAACGAAATCGTGATCGCGCCGGTGCTGGCCGATACGGTTACTTGGCTGGCGGTGCCAGTCAACGACAGCACACCTGTGTTGTCGATTGTGACTGCCGCCGAGCCGTTGTACGATGTGCCGCTCAAGCCCGTGCCGATGGTCAGCGCGTTGGCTACACTGCCGGCGCTGCCGCTGATATTGCCGCTAACTTTTGTACCGGAAAGTGACGTAATCCACGTTGGGTCAGCATAGCTGCCGGTGGTATAGACGCCATTGGTGACCGTGCCTGAGTTGCCCGACACCGAAATGCCCCAAGTGCCCGACGCTCCGCTGCCAGACGTGCTTGGCACGTCCAAAGCCGTTCTGGCGCCTGCCGCAGTGGTCGCTCCAGTGCCGCCATTGTTTAGGTCCAGCGTGCCAGACATGGTAATGGTGCCGGAGGTCGTTACAGGGTTGCCGCTAAACGACATGCCTGTTGCGCCGCCCGACACGCTGACCGACGTCACCGTGCCAGACCCGCCGCCACCGCCACCTTCATTCGCCTTGTTCAGCAGGTTGAGGAAAAAGCGGTACCAATCACGCGAGACAAACCCCGTCCGGTCGTCACTAATCGGCGACTGGTTTTTGGGGATTTGCGGTTCGTTATCCGGATTAGGCATTGGTGCCCGTCAATCCAAGTTCGGCGCCAACAATAGCGATCTTGACCGGGTCAGTGCCGGAGATCTCGTACACGCGGTCGCGCAGTTTGTCTGTCATGCCCAGCCGGCGACGGATCGCTCGCGTAGCATACGCGCCGATCTTGCCGATCGACATCCAGTGCTCGTTTGACCACGTGTGGCCGCCGTCATCCGACCACCGCAGCATGATCTGCGGGTCGCTACCTTGGCCGGACACCAAGCCGACACCCGTTTCAATATTGACCTGTAAAGAGTGCTGGGCGGTACGCTTAAGGTTGTTCTGGTTAGTCGGCAGCGCGCGCCATGAGCGCAACCACTTCTGCGGGAACGTGCCGTCAGCGTACACATCCAAATCGTACGCGTACACGTTGCCGTTTTCATAGTCGCCAACGATGTTTTCGTTGTTGAAAAACATCTGGCAGTTGGCACGATGGCGGATAAACTGACCGTTAGCAAAGCCGGCGCGCTCATGCCACATACTGGTTGCTGCGTCAAACACCCAAGTCTTTTGAGCCGTCGGGAAAGTCAGCACATAGAACGAATGGCCGTCTTGCTGGTAAGTAAAAGCGATTGCGTCGGAAATTGTGCCGTAGCTCTGGATGGCGTACTCGACCGCATGGGTAGAGATGCGCTGACCAGTGTAGCCATTAGCCCGGAACACGATGCCTTGGCCACGGGCGTCTGCGCCCAGCCAAAAAATGGAATTATCCATCTTGGCCACCGAGTAGGTCGCCGCGCAACCAAACTCGTTGACGGCACCTTGAATGCGAGCCAGCGGGAACGGCGTGGTGGCCGCGTCGTACCAGACCTCCACCGACTGCGTGCCGAACAGCCACACCTCCCGGTGGTCGACGAACAGCGACACCAGATCGTCAGGCATGCCCTCCGCGCTGGCAAAGCTCAGCGGGTCAATCTGAGTGCCATCCAACAGTTCAGACGTCCAGAAACGCTGGGAATTAGGCTCTTGGAACACAAAATAGCCGTCCAAATAGCCGACAGTTTTTGCGCCAGGAAAATCAACGTCGGTGATCTTGGCGTATTGCTGGGTGCTGGCGTCGTAGATGTACCCGTCAGGGTTAGCCGCAACGAACAGCTGCGTGCCGTTGTCGACCATCGACACCGGGCCGGAGCCTGACACCGCGCCAATTGGCGTCGACGTCCAGTTGGAGTCCAGCCGGTACAGGCGCGCGCCTGACACAACGTAGCCATAATTGCCGTACTGCCACAGCCCACGAATCGGACCGGTGCCTACGCTGGCCAGCCGGCGCAAGCCTGGCGCTCGGTTTAGAAAACCGCCAGTCTGTCCGTCCGGCGTGGCTTCCGGAAACATGTTGATGAGCCGGTTGTCGGCCGCGTTGACACTGCGGGCGACATACGCTTGGCCGAGGATAGGCGTCTGCATGGCTTAATAGTTGCCGGCGTAGATGTTAAACCGCTGACGGGTTGCCAAGAGCGGGTACGGCATTGACATCACGTCATCCGGATTGTTGATGCGCTTCAGATTCCGCTTGGACGTCATAGCAATCCGCTGAACGGTCGGAGAAGGCTCTACACCAAATTCCGGTGCAATTTCGCACGCCAAATTGTATTTAAACGCGCGCAAATAACCCGGCGGGAAAAACAGATCCGTATCCAGCGTTGCAGGTTTAGTAAGTTCTTCAACCGACACAAAATGCCACTCAAGCAAACGAGTGGGTTTTGGGTAGATAGTCATCGTGATGTCTGGGAACGTGTTGTTCACAAACATAACCTGCGGGTACGTGCTGGTAACCGTTTTGACCGCAATACCGTCGTACTGCTGTTGATTGATCAGCCTAATGCCAAACGACACATTAGTTTGCGGGTCGCGGAAATAAGTTGAGTCATCAATCAAGATAGGCCGGTTGCCTACAAAATCACCAGACGGCCCAAGCGTGCGGGTAATTTCATTTGGCGGCCAGAGAAATAACTGGTCTTGCGTAGAAAAAACAGTCAAACGCTCGGTGTTCCACGAATCAATCATCTGATTCATGGCAGCAAGCGAATCTTGCGCCGTCTGGGCAGACGGCTCTTCGCCTTCGGCCAGTTGGCCAATCAGCCGAAGTGCTGCTTTGATCTGGTCGAGGGCGGTTGCCATTAAGGCTCCTTATTCTACGGCCGGTGCCTCTGCAGGCGGGCGGCCACGACGACGTTTGACTTCCAGCTCGTTAGCTGGCGCCGCTGCTTCGGGAGCCGAAGGCGTGTCGGGATTATACCGTTCCCAGCCATTTTGTTCATCAAATTCGGCTTCCATAGCCATCGTAGCTACTTTAGTGCCGTGAACTGGGTGTCGAAGATAGATTGTCATAAAGTGGGCGGGGCCGAAGCCCCGCTTTTAGTTAAACTGCGCAATGAATAACCGCGAAATTTATAACGACAGCTTCAGACAATGAGCCACCTGAAATGTTGCGCAAAGTAATACTGACAGAGCCTGTATCAAGCGAGTTAGCAAATACGTTGTACGAACCTGGGGTAGCTTGACCGCCTGAAATAGTCAAAATAACGGTGTCATTTGCGCTAATCAACGAATTGTTCAGCGTAAAAGTCGCGTTAGTTGCAGTGTTTAACGCCGCGTTATTCATCGTAATACGGCCAGCAGATTTGTTCAGCGTAACCGCAGTAGATTTACTGGTGGCTTGCGTGACCGTCCCTTGTGCTTCCCGCGCATAGCCAATCTCTTCCGTAGCGTAGCAAGTGCTAAACTCAGGATCAAGATAAGCTACACCTGTCGCTTTAGTGTTTGGCATGATCTATCCTTTAAAAAACGGGGGCCGAAGCCCCCGAGTTATTACGCGATGCGGTACAAAACCCAAGCGCCGGTGCCGCTCTTGCGAGCACGGAATGCTTGAGCCGTACCAGCCGTTGCAACGACAGTTGCCAGGCCAACGATAGTCCAGCCAGTACCCGCCACCAGCGTGATTACGCCGCTAGACGAGCCGTCGACGTTGATCACCGAGAAGTCAAACGAAACGCCTGGCTTATCGGAGTTTGGCAGCGCAGCTTCCAGATCAGCGACCGTCGGCAGCGTGTAGCTGGCAGCCGAAGTGCCCGGGCTGCCCAGCAGAATGCCGTTCAGAACTTGAGCTGGAGTCAGGGTTGCGGTTGCGGTCGCAGTAGCCGGAGCCGGAACTGCTTTGGTGATTGCTTCGTTAAGATTGCCGGCGCCAACTTGGTAGCCGCCCGAGCCGTTAGGAAGTGCCATGATAGTTTTCCTTTAAAAAGAGTCGTTAATGGGGGCCGAAGCCCCCACCAAAATTAGCCCCAGATACGGCAGGCCATTTGCGGACGGATTGCGCTGTAGCCGTACAGAACGTCAATACGGCAAGGCATACGGTCATTGTTAATGTCGTACTGACGAACGATACGCATCGAGATGCCGTTATGGACTTGACGCGACGCCATGTCGACGCCTTGCGGCATCAGCAGGTCGGCGGTAGCCAGCGTGATTGCATCCTTGTGGTAGACCAGGTTCTGAGCGTACTGGGTAGCAGCCGAACCCAGCATGGTGACCACCGCGCCAGCTTGCGGCATGACGTCGATGGTTGCCAGTGCCTGATCAGCAGTGTACAGAGCCGGGCTAATCGACAGAGTAGCGGTCGACGAGCCTGCAGCCACAGCGGTCACAACAAACTGCTGCAGCGAACCAGTCGATTCGCGAGTCTGCGGGTTGACAGCGTTAACACCAGCGATGGTGAACACGTCGCCGACGTTCCAAGTCTTGCTCGAACCAGTAAAGCTGATCGGCAGCGTCGACTGGCCTTGGGTCGAAACCGTCGAAGTCACGGTGATCGAAGTGCCCCAGTTACCGGTCAGGTGCTGTTTAATCGACTGCGACATGTTGACTTCATCGAAGCCCAGCACGCCGGTGCCCATCATGCCGTTCTTAAACTGGCGGCTGACGGTGTCGGTCGGGTTGAACAGACCTTTCATGCCTTCGACCAGACCAGCGTTAGCAGCCGGGTTAACGGTTGCGTAGCGCGGCGACATCACAGCGGCGTTCTCGTTGAGCTTCTGCTGAGCTTGCAGCAGAACCAGCGAGGTCGACGGGGTGGTGCCTGGGCTACCAACCGAGTTAGCAATGCTCTTGTACGCGTTTGCAACGTCAGCATCGATCGATGCAGCCAGTTGCGAAATACGCGGCTTCAGAACACGCTCAGCGAAGTCATCCAACTGCATGGTCAGTTCAGCAGAGGTGAAGTTCACACCGATATGCTTCTGGTTAGCCACCGACAGAGTGGTGAACTGTTCGTTGTCGTCCTGAGTTTGCAGGGCGGCACCGTCGGTCACCAGAGCGCGGTCCGGCAGGCGGATACGCAGAGTCGAGCCAATCTTTGCGCCTTCAACGGCGAACGAGTCGTCGTACTGGCGGTTTACGTTACGGGAGATCACCAGGTTGTTCTCAAG